GAACCGCGCGGCTGCCAGAAGAGTACCAGTCGCCGCAGATTTGGCCGAAGCCGACAGCAACGCCCCACCGTAGACCGTCTTGTTTGCGTTCATGGTGAACAGCGCGCGATGGCTGGCATTGTCGATCACACCGGCCGCTGGAGCGCCTTCCTGATACTCGACCCGAGTGGCTTGGTCATACGCCGTGCATTCCGTGGCGGTGCTGGCGAAGTTGGCTGCGGTCATGGTAGCGGTCGGAGTCACGTTGCCCTCGAACAGCGCCATGTACCAGGCCGGGACCTGTGCCCCACCTGCCAAGACCACAGACAGGATATGGTTCAGCCCCTCGGTCGGGATGATGTTGGAGCCGGCAACGCGCGCGATCAGGTCACCTCCTCGACGGTGTTCGACATCGAACACACCCATTGGGATGGCGTTGATCCCGGCACCGATCAGGATGCCGCCGTCGCTGGTGGGCTCAAATTTGCGATTGGCGAGCGCGCGCAGGATCTCGCCCCGATGTTTCATCAGTTCGTTCATGGGTTCTCTCTCGGTGATGACGCACGTTCGGCGTCGGGTGGATGCCTTTCGGCGGATTACCTGCTGGGACGTGTTGGCCGGTGATCCCGGCGCAAAATGGTGGCCTCTGCCATGTCGCTGACGGCGGCCAGGTTGACGGATGATCCCACTGTAGTGGTGAGGAGCTGCTGGATACCATCGAACAGCATTAGCCCTGTAGCGCCGCGTTCAGCATCGACAGGCAAGGCAAGCGCATCCTCACGCACGGGGATGAGTTGTCCACCCGGCAACCCGATGCACGGCGTGCCATTACGCGCCATCCAGTACGCGACGGGCGCGTCAGTCTCCAGGCCGAAGTAGCTGCCCGGCACGGTGCAGGAAGTACCCGGCACCGCGGCGTGCGGATAACGCGCCTGCTGCTGCCAGTTCTCCGGATCCGCGCCGGCCATGAAGTAGGTGCGCTTGTGGTCGGCCACCCACAGGCCAGCGCCTTCCGTACCATCGCCGACCGGCTCCAGCAGCGTCGCTTCATTGCCGAGGACGATATGGTTGTCTGGGGACATCAGGCCCAGCCGATAGGGCTCAGACCAGACCAGCACGTTGTTCGACAAGCCGAACAGCCGGCCGTGGCCATAGCGCAGCACCTGGCACGGCGGCAGCGGATGGAGCCACTGTGTCTCCAGCTTCGCAGACGGCGTCAGGTTGCCAACGGTGGCAGTGGTTGCGCTGGCTGGGAGCTCTGCCTGCTGATAGAACACATCGCCGTCTGGCGGGGTGACGTACAGGCGCCAGCGCACGGTGCCAAGCGGCGCAGCAGGCAATGTCACGATCAAGCTCCCGCCATTGGTCACATTGGCCCCAACGGCGCCGGATGCTCCGGACTCACGGCCCGCTGCGTCCAGAGCGGTCACACTGACTTCGTAGCGCCCGGCTGCCAGCGATCCAGAGCCGACGGAAAGGACGACGGGGTCTGGGGTGTCAATCCAGAACGGGTGCGTGGTCAGATCCTCGTCGATCCGCCCGCCCGTGATGCCGTTACTCCACCAGACGCTGAAATCGTCGCTCGCAAACGTGCAGAACCGAGGTCCAGGCGTGGCCAGCACAGCCTCCAGCGCCAGCGTCCCATCCTGTCCTTGCCGATAGGCGCGCAACTCGCTATTCACGACGGCCAGCAACCATTCGCCCATCGAGAACAGGGAGTGCGCAATGCCGTCGACGCGCTTGGTCTGCCCTGGCCGGCGTATGGGATGGCCTTGCGCCGTCAGCGAGACATTTACCGCCTCGCGTAATGCGGTCTGCATGCCGTTTTCGTTGCTCGGCCCTTCGGTAGCGCGGGCACGGTTGTTCAGCCCATCAGGATACCCACCCTGCCGGTACAGCTCATTGTCATTGGTGCCGGCCATCAGAAATCCACCACCTTCATGCGCCGCCCAAGCGGCGAGACCGACCATTGCTGCAGCGCTTGGATTGTGGGCCGCGGGCCGAACCGTTCCTCGAACTGTTGCAGGTGCATGGCCGCGCGCTCTGGGTCATACTTCTCGGAGTCCTTGACCAGGTAGCACTCGTGCAGGACCCAGTGCTTGAGCACCATCGGGTCTGGCAGCATGATCGCGGGCTCGTCGCTCAGATCCTCGATCTGCTCGGATTCATACGGCAGTCGCCATATACGCAGCCGCAGCTCACCGGCTTCAGCCGGTACAGGGAACAGGGTGATCGACTTCTGGGCCAGATCGAACACGATGTATTCTGGTCGGTCCTGCCGCGGCACGGCGTTGCTGCACCAGCCCGGTTCCAGCTTGTCCAGCATGGCGGCCGTCGTCCGCTTGAGCGGGTAGCGCTGGCCAACAATATGAGCTTCCCGGACCACAATGACCTCGGGCAGCAAGTGGTAGCGGCTGATGCCCGCCACCAGCGGGACCATGCAGGCGGGGCCGGTATCGTCCTGCAGGCAGCGGGTGCGGAGGGAGACTTCGGCGATGCCGCTGTTGAGGGAGGCGATCAGGAACTCGGTAGGGTACAGGTACGGCTCAGCCGTATCGTCGAGCATCACTCGCACGCCAGCAGGCCCCTCGAGGATCTGCTGCGCCTCCATCGGTCAATCCTCCAGCGATGACAGGGTGCCGTCCAGAAGATTGATGACTTGCTGGCGCGGGCGATCGGAAGCCTTCTCGACGGCCAGAGCCTTTTCCAGAACCTGCCGGCTTGGGGTGTGCTTCTCGATCAGCTTCTTGATCGCCTGTGGCGTCGAGGACAGCAGCGCCATCACATCGGATTCGACCTGCTGGGCTTCGGCGATTTCCTTCTCGTGCAATTCCTGCTCCGCCACAGCGGCCGCAGCTTCCTCCGCGGCCCTGCGCTCTGCTTCCTTCGCTGCTTTTACCGCAGCAGCGTCGTCTCCTCCGGCACCGCCTCGCGAAATCGGCGGCTTTGGTGGGGTGTACTGCACATACGCCTTTGGCAGCTTGAGCAATGCCTCGATGGCTTTGGGGTCGTCCACCTCCGCCACGAATTCGTCATCGGCAGTGCGACTGAACACATAGGCCTTGCCGTAGACCGTGACCGTGCGGGTCGGCTTCAGGCTGGGCCGGATCAGGGACTTGATTTGCATGGGGGTTGCCTTCTAGATAGAGGGTATGGAAATGAATAGGGCGGCGAGCGCCGCCACCCTATTCACTATGAGCCGCCGTCAGCTCGTCTTGGGCACCGGGTACTGGGCCAGCTTCACCGTCACCTTTCCGCCCGCCGGTGCGGTGGCAGCACCGGCGACGACCACCAAGTAGACGTCGCGGTGACGGTCGTAATCGACGCCAAGGGTTTCGCCAAGCTGGTAGGCCGTGGACACATAGCGGCCAAAGGTGGAATCCGGCAACGCGACGGCGTTGAACAGCTTGTTGGCATCGCCGTCGATGCAGACATCCAGGGTCATGGCGGCCTGCAAACCGTTGGCGATCAGCTCACAGTTCGCGATGTCGATCTGGTTGCCTGCAGCGAGGCGGCCGATCTTGATCTTGTCGCCAATCGCGCGAACGTCGCAGTTCCAGTCGTGGCGGGTGAATACCGGCTCGCCGGCGCCGTCCGGATTGGCTTGCTGGTAGTAGCCAGCAGCAGTGATTTCGCTCATGGTCGTATTCCTTGTGGTGAATGTGACATGGGAAGGTCGCCCGCCTGACGAAAAGACAGGCGTGAGGCGGGCGACTCGCAGGGCATGGCTGAAAATCAGCCCGGGTTGGCGGCGTAGGTGTCCAGCGACAGCAGCCCGAAGTCGCGGCCGTTGAAGCGGCACTTCTTGATGCCTTCGATGGTCGAGGAACTGATGATCACCTGATTGCCGTTATCGCGGGTCTCCTCGTGCCAGTCGTAGCGCAGGCCGCCGCCCGGTGAGCCGAAGGCCGAGACCAGCGCCTGGCGACCAAGGAACAGCGCACGTGCGGCAGGCTGCAGACCATCGGCGCCGGCGTTGTTGAACTTCACCACCGACTTGTGGCTATGCAGAATCACATCGCGATATATGCCCATGCCACCGCGGCACAGCGGGGACTTGCGCCCCTCGCTGGTGGCCAGCGCCTTCTGGATGTCAAGCCACTGGCCGGTCGCGGTATTGGTCCGCAGGTCGTGCTCCTGCCAGGTGTGCATGACCAGGACGTAATACTGCCCCCCCTCAATGTTGATCGGGTGCATCTCAGCGATACCACCGCCTTCGCCGCCCATGGTCTCGGCCTTGGTGACGGCGCGGTCGATCAGGCGCAGGTCCATCTTGTCGTCAGACGCGATGGTGTTGAACGAGGTGGCGTCTCCGCCGTAGAGCCGATGGTCGGCATCCGGTGGCTGGAACGCATTGCCAGCGAAGCCGTTGAAAGTCGGCGACTTCTGCAGGTAGTTGTTCGAACCACGCGCGCCGGAGGCATACATGAACTTGATCTCGTCGCGCCAGCGCGCCCACCATCCGGCCATGAGCTGCTTGCCCGCGATGCGCAGATCGTGGAGCGTGCGCTTACGGGTCATGCGCCCGCCGGCGTTGATGCCGCATCGGACCTGGTCGATGTAGATCTCGTCCTGGAAGTACCGGATGGACTCTTCGGTGCCCTCCTGGGTCGAATCGCCATAGACCGGCTCCTGCTCGAGCTGGGCCAGCAGGTCGTACTTGATGGTGTCGCCTTCGTCGCTTTCCAGATCGGTCAGGATCTGGATCGGGGTATTGGCGTTCTGCCCCTTTCCAGCGAACCGGGAATCCCAGTAGGACTCCTTGACGGTGTCGACGAACAGGGCGGCGGAGAATCGCTTTACGGCCTGTGGGCTGTTCAGGCCAATGACGGTTTGCATGAGCGTGTCCTCTTGAGTGGATTGGTTTTGTGGTACGGCGCTCTTGCGCCCGGTGGTCAACGCGCTCTTGCGCGAGGTATTGCGTCAGTCCGGCTGTGGTGCGGACCTGGTCAACAGGGGTCTTGGCGCGGAGGCCGTCTCGGCCTTCGCGGATTGGGGCTTGGTGAGGTGGCGGACGGGCCTGTCGCTGCTGATGCGCAGCCGCGCGCGTTGCCCGGAGGCGTGCTCGACGACGATGACGTCATCGCCGATTTGCAGGGTGTCGCCAGGGCGGACAACGCGCGTTAGTACGGACATTGGATCAGTCGCGGCCGGTCGAGTTTGCGCCTGGTGCGGCACGCAAGTAGCGTTCGCGCTGTGATTCGCTCATTGCGGCCAGTGCTTCCTCCAGATCGCCGATAGGGAGACTGTCCAGAGCTTCAAACGTCTCGTTGCCGGTGATGGT